AAGTACGTGGATAGCCTACTCACCAAGGATCGCGTGGCTAAGATTGCCGGCGCTACCGCAGCGGAGCAGGCGCTGTACTATGATGCGGTTGACGCATTCATGTACGCGTTTGACCGTGGCGCGAAGGTCGCAAGCCGATCAATCTACTATGCGCAGGACATCCCATTTGCGGTACGTTCGCTAAACCATCCGTTCCTTGGGGTCTACCCGCTGTCGTACATGGTCACCAAGATCATCCCAGAGTTTAGTCGGGCGATGTTCACTCGGGTTCCGTTTACACAAAAGCAGCGGATTGGTGTGGGCTACAATGCCTACCGAGAAATCTCAGAGTACGTCGATACGGAACTCCAGTATGGAGACAATTTCCTTGTCGACCTACTAAACGATAATCCAGACTTCCTCTACTTTGTCAACATGCTCTTCCCTGCGATCCCGTCGCAGATCGGCTTTAGCATCCCGTCGTGGATGCGACAGTCTGTCGTGCAGCCGGGCCTCCGTGGAGAGGGCGTGCAATGGGAACGGGCACTCGGACTGATCAGGGATCAGGCAACGAGGGGTACGGTCCTTGGAAATGCTCAAAGCGTTTTTAGGGCAATAGAAGATGTGTTCGGGGTAGCAACAGGCGACCCGAAGGCCGAGCGTTATAACCGCTTCGGTCAATAAAGAAGGAATCCACGGAAGTTCCGTGGAAGAAGAAGGAGTACAGTAATGCCGGATGAAGTCGTGACTCAGGCTCCCGCCGAGTCGGCTCAGATCCCAGCAGTAGAGGCTACGGCCCCTGTTGAGGATACGCCCACTCAGGTCGAGGGCGAAGACGTCGCCACTTATAAGAAGCGGCTGGCTGGTAAGGACCAAGCCCTGACCGCCACCAAGAAGGAACTCGATGCTATCCGCAAGGAGGCTGAGGACCTAAAGAGGTGGAAGGCTGAGATCGAAGAGAAGAACCTCTCGGAATACGAAAGGGCTCAACTCAAGATCAAGGCACTAGAGGAGTCCCTTGCTACACAGCAAGAGGAAGCCCGACAGGAGCGGCTCGCAAGGCAGCACCCACTCTACGCACAGTTCCGCAAGGACACTGCGAACTTTGATGAAGAGGCCCAAGCGGCCGCCTTCGAGAAGTTCCTTGACTCCCGCGTCGCTGAGGTTGAGTCGGCGCCTCGCATTGATCCAAATAATCCACGGCGTGAGCCAGCAGTGGAAGTCAAGAAAGCCACAAGTGCAGACATCTCTGAAAGGATGAAGGCCTTGGGGAATCCATTTAGTCGATAAAAAGGAGTACAGTAGATGGCTACCACCACTACGGCTACCTCAGGTTTTTCTGATCTAGTACAGGAACTTGTTTCTGCACGAGCGCAAGAGGAACTGCGAGCACGAGCCGTTCACGCGATGCCGGGTCTTTATGTCCCTGCTCGCTTCATTAAGGGCACGAACACCCTCCGCTATGCACGTTACGCTGACCTCGCGGTCAACACAACGGCACTCTCGGAAGGTACCGCGCCAACCGATAACGAACTGACGATTTCGTCCGAGTTCTTCACCGCTGCACAGTATGGTGCAACGGTTGCAGTCTCTGACCTCGCGCAGATCGACTCGCCGCATGACCTGATCTCAATCGCAGCAGAGCGCATTGCTTATAATGCGACCCGCTCGATGGACGTTCTTGTCCGCGACAACATTCACGCGAACGTTCTTACGTCCGCTGTGTTTGGTGCAACTGGTGCAACGACGCTTACCCAGAACACCGCTAACTCGGCTGTTGCCGCTGCTGGCGTGCTCACGGGCGCGTTCGTTAAGAACATGGTTGCTCGACTCAAGGGCAGCAACGTTCCTCAGTTCGCTGACGGCACGTACCGCTGCATTATCCACCCTTCACAGGAATATGACCTTGTGTCAGACACCAGCGTGAATGGTTGGATCGAGGCGAACAAGTACGTCAACAACATGCCGCTTCTCACGAATGAGATTGGTATGTTCGCTGGCGTGCGCTTCATCGTCTCCTCGGACGCCAAGGTCTACGCGACCGCTGGTGCTTCGAGCGGCAACGTGTACAACGCTCTGTTCCTCGGACCAGACGCTTACACGATTGGCGACAGCCAGACCCTCCAGTCGTACTTCGTGGCTCCGGGTGGTGATCACACCGACCCACTCGCCCAGAAGGCGCTGGTTGGCTACAAGATGCGCTTCGGCTCCCTCCTGCTTGACGCAGCGGGCGCTCGATACCGTGTCTTGAAGACTCAGGCTACGGTCGCAGTCTAAGCCTTTAGGCAGATGAGTACCCCCGGTGTCGTTTGACACCGGGGGGAAAGTCAGGTAGAATAAGTCTGGGCAAGTATGGCCTAATCCAGACTGGAGGAATATGAAAGTCCTAGTATGGGGCACTGCTGAGCAGGGGCCCTGCGCCTACTTCCGTGGGCATATGTTCGATGAAGAGTGGAAGAAGATGGGCATCGAAGTCCGCCACATCGACAAAGTCAACTTCATTGCTAAAGACGAAGCAAAGGGAATGACGCAACAGGAGGCGATGGCCAAGGGCTTGCTCTCCGTTGATACCAGCGATATTGACTGGGCGGACGTTATCATGTTCCGCCGATACTACAACTGCTCCGCCAAGTGCGATACCTGCGGCGCAGCGAGTAAGGACCCGCAGTTCATCACGGGCCATGAGCACGAGATGAAGGTCCGAGACTCAATCACTGAGTGGATGTGGCCAGCCTTCGAGAGCGAGAGCAACACGAAGGCGATGATCTACGAGACGGACGACAATCACTTTCAGATCCGTTCGTGGAATGGTTACTCACCGGATGTCGCCGCAGAGCGACCGCTCATTGAGCGGATGGCAAAGCGAGCAGACCTCATGACAACTAGTACCGGTCCCATCAAGGATGCGTACGGGTACCTAAACAATAACATTAAGGTAATTAGAAATGCAATCGATCCTTCGATTTATACGTCAAGTCGTCCTCGCCCCGAGCATGGCGGCCAACGCCCTCGCGTGGTCTATTACGGTAGCACCGCGAGAATGCGGGACTACGCAGGATATCCCAGCGGGGTTGGCGGTAAGTGGGAAGGCGGATACGCCGGCAAAGCGATTGAAGACCTCCGCAAGGAACTCTGGAACGTCTTCATCGGAGTAAACCCGGGCACGGAGCACGTCATTGCTCCGTTCTTTGACGAGGCTTACCCATACGTTGAAAACATTCGAGGGTTTGCGGAGACGCTTACAGGAAGCCACGCAGACGTCGGCATTGCGCCGCTTGGCGGAGACTCCTTCGACAAGTGCAAGTCGGAACTCCACTGGTTGGAGTACGCAATGGTCGGAGCGGCATTTATCGGTGAACGATTCAAGTACGGGGAGGCCCCGTATTCCATGGTCCGCCACGGGGTGGACGGAATGCTCGCCAAGGGGCGACAGGAATGGTTCGACGCCGTCAAGGCAGTCGTGCGAAGCAAGGATCTACGAGAGCAACTGGCAGGCGCTGCGAAGGAACGGGTGCTCAAGGAATACAACTACAAGGACAGAGCAGTCGAGTGGGCAGACGCCTTTAAGTGGGCAGTAGAGAATAAGGGGATTTGGAAGAATGGCAGAAACACTTAGCAGTCTACGGACAATGGTTCGTCGGGACCTACGCGACCCTAACGGGGCGACTTGGACCGACAGCGAGGTCGATGACCTTATCAACTCAGGCATTGACTGGGTCAATGGGTTCTATCCGAAGGATGCTATTCAGACGACTGCGTTCACGCAGCCGGTCTCTGGATCAGTGTTCTCCGTTGCGCTTACTGATGTGTCGTGGCCGTTCCGCGTGGACTCCTACGACAGCGGCGGTAAGTACAAGGAGACGGTCCTCCCGTCCACCTCGGACGGCCCGAACTCAGGCTGGGAAGTGCACAACAACATTATCTTCTTCCCGCCCCACTACACGCTCTCATCGCCCGGTACGATGCGCATCTTTGGGTATAGCACATTCATCCAACTCGCTTCGTCCACATCCACGACGGACATGGATGTAACCGCAATCAACGCTGTGCGCGTGTGGGCTCAGGCCGAGGCATTCAGCCGCCTGCTCTCTGACCGTGTGGCATTCCAGCAGTGGCAGGTCCAGTCGGGAAACTCCGATGTGTCCGCCCTATCCATGAACCAGATCGCACTGTCTAATCAACAGCGCGTGAGGCGAGAGGAAACCCGTCTCCGCAAGATGCGGAGGATTGGGTAATGGATTTTAATCGACCGATTACCTACCAGACGGCTGGCGGAAACACCATTGACTTCAATAGCATCGGTGCCTCAGACGTAACGACTCCTGCCCCACGGGGCGGGTATAAGGTGCTGTCTGCCCGGTTCAACGAGGCTCCGTTGGTTGGGTACATCGACAAGCGGGCGCTCCGTGATGGGGCTGACGTAGCCGATACCTACCTCGGAACTCGTACGCTCTCTATCGTCTGCGGCGTATTCGGTACATCGAGCGGAGACCTTGGCGACAAGATCCAGGGGTTCCTTGATGCCATGCGTCCCATCCCACGATCATACGAGGCTGACTATGGCTTCCGCCAGTTGGCCTTCTCGCAGGCGACCATTGATACCGCCAACTACTCGACAGGGTTCGTGCCGATGATGATGCTCGTTCGTCCTGCCACATTGCCCACGGTAACACTTACATCATCGCAGTCTATCGGCGTATCTGCGAAGGGCTTTGCTGCTACGGTAGGATTCACGCTGCTCGCAAAGACGCCGTATCGGTTCTCAGCCACCGAGCGGAGCATCGCCATTACCGCGTCTTCGGCGACTACGTCCTTTCCCAACCTGGGTTCGGCTATCGCTTTCCCAACCTTTGAGTTGATCTACTCCTCGGCTGTCTCCTATGCGGCTGCGACCGTAGCGTCGGTCACGTTCACTATGGACGCTCAGGTTCTCAAACTCAACAGCCTTGACTTTATCGACAAGACCACGACGAACGAGGTCCGTTGGTATGTCAACTTCGAGAACCAGACTGTTCTCCGAGGGCTCCGTTCCACTGCCGGCGGGTCGTACGTCACGACCCTGAGACAGGACGTGATCGATACTGCGGTCTATAACTTTGGATCTATCCCACCCGTTGATGATGCAGCAACCACGCTGACAACGACGTACTCCGGTAGCACGCTCGGTCTCATCAATGTGTCCTACCGTGAGGCGTGGTACTAAGTGGCGTTTGACTACATTCAATTTAGTAGTTCCACTGCTGATCTAACCCTTACCAGAACACGGACAATTTCAGCGGCTGTATACGACAGCGCCACTAGTGCTGTCGATACTTCCTTCACTGGCGTCATTGTCTTCAGTGAGGACACTACTTCCATTGGTGATATCGCTATCGCCATCTCCAGCGCCACCGCGGTAGCCGGCATAGCACAGACAACCATCACAGCCACCGGTGTTGGCCAACTGGACATCAGAGCCTTCTACGGTACCGCTACCACTGACGGCACGCAATCTTTTAGCGTAACACCACGAGAAGTTCATTTCACCTCCAGCACTGCGGAGATTGCCGCAGGCTTTGCCCGTACGTTGACCGCCCAACTTCGAGACAGCGTCGGCGCGATCATGACCGACGACTCTACAACTCCAATCACCCTGACCAAAACTGGGGCAGGTGGTGTGACGGGGTTGACCACTGTTACCGCCGCTGCTGGCATTATCTCTGCGGCAGTAACGGCGACCACAGGGGGGGCGATTACCATTACCGGCGCCTACAACTCGACGGTCACGAGTGGATCAACCACCTTCACAATCCAACCATATCACATCGTCATCACGTCGTCAAGTACCCCGCTACCGTCAAGTAGCAACCTCGTCCTTGTGGCAGAGGTGCGCGACGTCTCGCTGTCTGTGCTTACGTCTAGCAGTGCTTCTGTAACATTCTCCCAGGCTGGCACTGGTACCCTGTCAAACATCGGCGCAGCCACCGCCCTCAACGGCGTCGCTTCGCGCCTCGTTACGGGCAACACAGTGGGCCCGCTAACCATCACCGCTGCCGCCACCAGTGCCATCTCTGACACGCAGGTGCTCGAGATTACCAGCGCCCCAAGGGTTACGGGCTCTGGCGCACAGGGCCGCTGGTTCTCCCAGTCTCCGTTCCGCATTACCCTGTGGGACACGACAGGATCGGGCCGCGGTCGAGGTACTGTTAGGGCCGTGATCTCGGACGCAAAGTACATCGGTGTCTCATCGTATCTCAACGAGGGCGGCGAGGCGTTCTTCACGCTGCCATACAACCACCCCCAGATCGCCGAGTGTTTGCCACTCGAGCGTCACTACCGTATTGACCGATGGGACGAAGAGGACGCCGTGTACCGCACAGTCGGCACGGGCATCCTTCAGGACTATCAGGCTACCGACAACGAGACGGTCTTCTACGGCATCGACTACATGGCGGCCCTGAACCAGACGCTGACCGACGTGTCTGCCGTGATCTCTAACCCCTCGACAACTGTAACATACGACAACAAGACGATCTCTGAGATTTGGCAGTCTGAACTTAGCGCCGCCCGGACTAGCACCAACTCCCGGCTCGGCTTCATTACCGTCGAAGGGACGATCAATGCTGCCACAAAGACATACGACATCTTCACCGCCGGAGAACAGCGTGGCGAGTTCCTGTTCAACATGGCTGCCATTGCCCAGGAGGGCACGACTAGCAAAGTCGTCTTCGGCAACAGGGTTGAGTCGTCAACCCAAAGTTACGATTCCTTCTTCCTTGACATGAACTATGCTACCACGCCAAACAACAGCGTGCGGCTAGTCTACGGGTGGAATGTCAAGCGGTTCTCGTACAGCCCAAACTTCCGCAACCTGCGGACCCGGGCAGTGCTAATTGCAACAAGCATCTTCGGGACCTCTTCGTCGAAGATCTGGTCCGACTATGCAACCTCAGCCCTCGCCTCTACCTATGGCACCATCGACCGCGTGGACATCCAAGAGGACCTTATCTCACAGGAGTCTGTCTCTGCACGGGCAGCGTACAACCTAAACGAGTCTAGCCCAGAGCGTCTCAAGGTCATCAACCTTGCGGTTGTCGACGGTTCGATTATTCCGTACAAAAACTACAAGTTGGGCGACGACGTGCGCGTAGTTATCAAGAGAGGGCTCGTTGATATTGACACGAATGTAACACTTCGTGGGCAGCAGTGGGTTGGGCGAGAGGACGGCTCCGAAGAGTTGTCGTTCGATTTCTACAACCGAAGCCAGCGAGAGTTTGAGTTGGTACCTTACCGAGAACAGAGCCCGATCTCTAAGATCAGCGTTGAGACCGCAGTCTTCGAGCCTACCACTGACGCCGGCCCCGAGCACTTGTCTGCCGTTCCAATTGGCGATCCGTTTATGAACGGTGGGGCAGATCAGTTGGAAACTAGCCCACAGACGCCTTCTCAGCCGCAAGACCAGAACGTACCGCCGCCCGCACCAGGGAAGGACGGAACTCCTACGGACATTCCGCAACAGCCGTCGGCCAACATTTCAGTCAAGCCTAAGTCCAAGACGACGATTACCACCGTCGGTGCAACCACTACGGTGACGACCACTACGGGCAAGAAGAAGAAGACCTTCTCTTACACGAAGTTGGGCCGATGACCTCGTCCCACTTCCACTCGCTCCTTGAGGCAATACGTGAGGTACGCTCAGATCTTTCTGAGCGCCTAGACCGCATCGAGGAGCGCCTCCGCGAGGTAGAAAGTTTTCAACATCGCGCCGAGGCTGTGGATGAGAATAGACAAAAAGATGCGCTCGCGTTAAGATGGCGTGTGGGGATCGCAGTAAGTGCTGCCGGGGCGATTGTTACAGTCGTCTTGAAGGTCCTTGGGATAGGCAACTAGGAGGAACTAATGGCTTCAGATATCGACAACGATATCGCCATGCTCCGAGGCAAAGGCCTCTCGTTCTCACAAATTGGCAAGATGTTGGGCATGACCAAGGACGCAGCCCAGAAGCGTTTCGTACGATTTGACAAGCAGTTGAAAGACAGTTATACTCTTGGAAGTCTTCCAAAGGGAGTACTTCCTAAGGAAGTAGATAATTCTAATAATAGAAATATATATACTTCCTTAGGAAGGGTGCCACATGTCATTGAGCCAGTGGAGCCTGTGAAGGTTAAGTACCTGTCCCGTGTTGGGAAGCCTACCTCCTTGACCCGAGGCGAGTTGGTCGTTGCCGCAGGCGACTTCCAGTTCCCATTCGAGGACGGTGATGTCTTTGCTGCATTCCTAACGTTCCTTGCAACGGAGCGTCCGGACCGCATCGTACTCACTGGAGATATCCTCGACCTGACTAGCGTATCCTCGTACGACAAGGACCCACGACTCGGTCTCCCTGTTCAGAAAGAACTCGCTCGCGCTCACCTACGGCTCGCGGAAATCCGCGCTGCTGCTGGGAAAGAGGCGAGCATTTTGTTTGTCTACGGAAACCACGAGGCCCGCTTCTCCAAGTGGCTGGCAAAGAAGGCCCCTGAATTGGTAGGCCTTGTTGATGCCAACGGCGTGGAGTTGCTCTCGTTGGCCAACCTGCTGCGCTTCGACACACTGGGGATCCAGTCGTGCCTCGACGAACAGCCAGTGTTCAACGGACCAGAGCATCTGCGTTCGTACTACAAGATCACGACAGACCTTATCGCCACGCATGGCACGTACTCACGCAACTCGGGCGGGGCTGCATCAATCCTGCCTATCGCTGAAGCGGCGGGCGTGTCGGTTGTCGGCGGGCACGATCACTCACAGGGTATGGCATTCCGAACGGTGGGTGGCTTTGCTGACCTACCAGAGAAGAAGATCGTTGCCATCTCGACGGGCATGATGTGTCAGCGCACGGAACTTGGGTACCTTGCGCAACATCAGGTCAGCCGATGGTCGGCTGGCTTCTCAGTCATTGAACTCTGGGGTGAGCAGGCAGGCGAGTGGCAGGCTGACTTCGCTTCGTGGACGGGATCTGCACTCGCATGGCGTGGACGCAGGTACGAAGGCAAGTGAGCATTGACGAAATCATTCAGCGTTCCATCGCCGTTGACTTCGATGATACACTAGCCATCGAGGTCATGGACGAGATCGTGCCGACCAAGGGCGCCAAGGATGCGATGATTAAACTCTGGAACGCAGGGTACCTCATCGTGATCCACTCGTCCCGGGCATGGGAGGGCTTCGCCGACCGTGGCGAACGCACGCGCTGGATGGCAGAGTGGCTGCACAAGCACCACATCCCATACCACAAGATCCACACCGGGTTCGGAAAGCCGACCGCGATTGCGTACATCGACGACAAGGCGATAAAATATGACGACAACTGGCCGGAGATTGCCAACTGGCTCATCGCACGCAGAGGCGTGAAGATGACTGGCGGAAAGACGGGAGTGAAGAAGTGATTGTTATTCTTGGCACGGGGCAGGCTGCCCAACACATTGCCGATCCACTACGGGAGAGGGGCATCCCCTATCTGTTCCTCTCCCGCAAAGACTGGGCCGACCGTGAGGAACTGATTGGCCTAATCAAGGATGCCAACCCAAAGGCAGTCATCAACTGTGCTGCTCAGCGGGACATTGCGCTCTGTGAAAGCAAGCCGCACGAGGCCGACGAGGCGAACGTGTACATCCCGCTCGCGGTCTCCGAGGCTGGCTTCCGACAGGTGTACATTAGCACGGACTATGTCTACGACCTCAACGAAAAGAACCGGACGTTGCATGAGGAAGAGCCTAGCCATGGGGCACTGTCCGTGTATGGGCAGAGCAAGTTGCGCGGCGAGCAGGTAGTGCTGGATCGTGGCGGCATCGTCGTCCGGATCAGTAGCCCGTTCGGCCCACATAAGTCTCCATTCAAGGCATCGTTCGCTGACTTCGCAATGAGCAGCCAGAACAATCTGGAACTGCCGTGCGACCAACACTTCAAGCCGACGTACATGCCAGACGCTGCGCCTGTAATCGTCGACCTTGCGCTCGATGGTGATCCCGGGATCTACCACGTAACCAACGAGGGCACGACCGACTGGGCAGTGTTCGCAAGTTTCGTTCGTGAGCAGGTAAGGAACAAGGCAAAGGTCATGGCAGTAACGCGCAAGGATAAGACCCGCCCAATGTGGGGCAACCTAAAGAATACTAAACTACCGGCACTCCGACACTGGGCAGAGGCAGTGCAGGAGTATGTGAGGAAGGGACTATGAAAGCACTGATCACTGGCAACCTTGGATACGTCGGGCCACTCGTGGTCCGGCAGATGAAGGATGCAGGCATCCACACTGTCGGGCTAGACACCGGATGGTTCCTGCCGACCTTCGACCTGACCGATCACGCAGACCATCTACCGGACGAGCAACTGTTCCTTGACCTGCGTTCGGATAAGCAGGCGATGCTGCCGTCCAACGTGGACGTGGTGGTGCACCTTGCTGGCCTGTCGAACGACCCGCTCTCGGAGATCGACGACACCCTGACCAAGCGCATCAACGTGATCGGGACGATCCGTCTCATGGAACTATACCCGGAAGCCAGGCACGTCGTCGCCTCCTCGGCGTCGGTCTACGGGTCAACGGACAAGTATCATTTCTCGGAAGAGGGGGATGCGACTAAGCCGCTGACGGCATACGCCCGGGCAAAGGTAGCGGTCGACGAGTACATCTCTTCACTCGACAAGACCTCGGACGAGTACGACGCCATCTGCCTACGCTTCGGTACGCTGTGGGGCTGGAGCCCGAACATGCGCCGGGACATCGTAGTCAATGCCTTCTGCTGGCAGGCGGCGAAGAACCGAGAGGTGGCCCCTGCCCAGAACGCACGGCGACCAATGCTTCACGTCAAGGATGCTGCCCACCTTTTGGTGGCGGCGGCTACGACCCGGCATCGTGGCATTGTGAACTGCGCAACGGAGAACACGACAGTGCTCGAGATTGCCGACAGGGTGGCACGGGCTACAGAGTCGGCCCTTGTGCCATGCCCAGAGAGCAATGCTGACGCCCGGGACTACTGGCTGGATACCCAGCGGATGTCGACGACCATTGGTCAGGGGCACCCGTTCACCTACCTAGAGCACGACAAGGAGATCATGAGGGTCTTCCGCACGGCGCAGGCAATGGGTGAGGAGTATCCGACCCGTATCCAGCGTGTAAAGCAGATCATCGAACAGGACGGACGTTTGTAATTGACAGGCCCCGCGTGGGGCTGTATACTCCGACCATGGAAAGCGTAAAGAGCGTGGTCGAGGGTGTCTTCAAGATTAGAGAGCCTCGCCCTTCTAAAGAGAAGTGGCGGGGTTCTTTGCTTGGTGGCTGTATTCGGGCGCACTGGTACGATTCCAACGGCGTGCCGGAGACCGAGCCATTCGCAGAGAAGTTGTTCGGCATCTTCAAGGTGGGCAATCTGTTCGGGGAGGAGATCGTTAAGATCCTTGCCGACTCAGGCAGGTTTGCCGACATACAGCCGGAGGTCCCGATTCAGATACCAGAGTGGAACTTTGCGGGCAACATCGACGCATTGGTGACGTGGGAGGATGGCACGAAATCCGTGCTGGAGTTTAAGACCGAATCGTCGAACGCCCGCAAATACCGCAACGGACAGCCGAAGAGGGAACACATGGTGCAGGCATCGTCCTACGCGGCGGCGCTCAAGCACCTTGGCACACCCGTGGATGACGTGCGTGTCGTCTACATCGAGAAGGATTCCTTCTCGTTGGACGAGTACCTCATCCCGAATGAATGGCAGGACCGAGCAGTCCGAACCATTCGTGTGCTAAACTACTACGGGGATAGGAAGCCACCTCGCATCCCCGATGCGTGGGCCAAGTCGCCGAAGGGCGGTTGGAAGTACCCATGTTCGTATTGTAGGTGGCAGACAGAATGTAGGAGCAGCCGATGAAACTAGCAGCGAAACTTTCACAGGTGATGGCCAAGGTTGGCTACGTCCAGAAGGGCGGGACGAACTCCGCTCAGGGGTACAAGTACGTCATGGCATCGGACGTCGCGGACAAGGTCCGAACGGCGCTCGGTGAACTGAACGTCATCATGGTCCCGGCCGCGGTTGACGTGGTATCCGAGGGGCTTACCCCGAAGGGTACGCAGGCTATCGTGACGGCACGGTACACATGGCGCTTCATTGACGGTGACACAGGCGAGACGCTGGACATCCAGACGCTCGGCTCTGGCGCTGACAGTGGCGACAAGCATGTGTACAAGTCGTCGACTGGTGCGCTCAAGTACGCACTGCTCACGACGTTCCTGATCCCTACCGGCGATGACCCAGAGAATGATGGCGGCGATGCGACCATCGCACGTGCTGCCGAGAAGATCTTTGGCGACAGTGTGAAGACTGCACCGAAGCCATCCGTAAAGCCTGAGGAGGTAGACTTCTAATGGAGACAATCCTGTTTTGGTTCAGCGACAAGTTCGAGCCTGAGGAGAGGACGCTGCCATCTGGCGTGAAGATCCTTTCGTTCAAGGGTTCGATGAACTCATACGAGTATCAGTTGTGGGTCGAGGGCGGCAAGAAGGGCGACAAGCCTAACCGCTATCTCTACGTGACGTTCACGTCATTCGACGAGCCGTCATGGGATCACATCCGAAAGATCCGTGACTGGGCGAACACACAGAAGACAGAGGGCGATCCCCGCGCCGACGCTGTGGCGATTGGCAAGTGGGGTAAGAACATCGAGAAGGACGGTCGCTCGTATGCAGACTTCACCCTTCGAGAGATCTCACGCTGCGTCTGGGGCCCGTTGTCCCAGCGGGGCAATAAGGAGTGATCGAAAGCCCCTACGACGCGGTCGAAGCCTCGCGCTGTGCGCTGGACCGCATGAGTGACAACAGGACTGGGTGCAGCCGCACTAGCGAGGGCTGCCGCTGGTGCGAGCACCCGGTCCGCCCACTACTCAAGTGGGTGCGAGACTACATCGAGGACCCGAGGAACAACGTGGCAATCTCCAACTACGAGAGAGGTAAGATCATATGAGTCCAGCAGTCAAGTCGGGCAAGGGAGAGCGAAGCATCGGCAAGTGGACGCCACGACCGTGCATCAAGTGTGCCCTCGCTATTGACAAGCAAGGGGACTCGTATCGTGTACAATCTATTGAGTTCATTGGTGCTCGCCGAAGTACCGAATGGCACTGGGTGCACCGCAAGTGTATGGAGACTAAGTAGATGGGTAAGATGAAGGATCTTCAGATTCAGGATCACAACGATCTGCTTCAAGACTTTGAAGAGGCGTTGCTTGCCGACGGATTCGAGGATGCACTGGTCGGCTACGGTCGAAGGTTTAACTACCCGGTCGCTATCTACGACTACGACAAGTGCCTTGAGGTAATGGTCGAGCGTGACGGCATGACTGAAGAGGAGGCCATCGAGTTCTTCGACTTCAACGTTGGCGGTGCCTACGTTGGGGAGAACACGCCAGTCTTCTTGATGCTCAGGAATGACTGACGCTGAACGCGCTCGAAGGGGCAAGAACAACCGCAAGAGGGGCAACTCCATCGAGTTAGCCGTCGCCAAAATGATTGGCGGCAAGCGTGTTGGGATGTTCGGCGGAAAGGTCGACGTGGAGAACGGACACCTAGAACTACAGATCAAGAGCGGGGGCACGTTCCCCGAGCGGATCTGGGATCTGATCCAGTCGATAGAGTATCGGTCGGACAGGCTGCGTGGGTCAGTCCACGTAAGCGCAGAAGGCGCTGGAACAAAGCGGCGCTACATGGTAACATTTGATTTGGAGGAGTATCTCAATGACGAACCATCTCGCTAACGTTTCCCTCGAGCCGAGGGTCATCCAGAACGGAGTCTATCAAGACTCTCGTGGGTACTTCCTTGAGATCGTCAAGGACCCGTACCGATCCATCCCGGGCTTCAGTGTCCGTCAAGCGAACGCATCGTGGTCGCTAGCCGGCGTGTTCCGTGGACTGCATGCTCAACTCTTCATGGACAAAGCGATGATGGTGTCGTCTGGCAAGGCGCTCATCTTTGCTGTCAACATTGACCCGATGTCAAAACTTTACGGTCAGGTAATCTCGGAGGAGATGGAGGCTGGCGACGGCAAGTTGTTCTACGCGCCGTGGTGGTGGGCCCGAGGGTTCATTGCCATCACCGATGCAACGGTCACGTACCTCTGCTCCGCTGCATACAATGGTGCGCATGAAGTTGCAGTAAACTATCGATCATTCCCCGAGGTTGAACAACTTGTAAGCAAGCACGATGTGACGATCATCTCCGAGAAGGATACGATCTCTCCGCTTGCTGACAAGGATGCACTTGAACTCTGGGTGAAGGGAGCCAAGTGAGCGTACCATACGTAAAGAGAAAGCCAAACGTTGAGGATGGATTGCTTGCGTGGACACGCGCATTCAACTACATCTACGCAGCACTCGAAGAGAAAGCAGGCAACCTGCCTGACCAGTTTAAAGATGCGGCACGCCTAACGCAGGCAACCTGTGCCGCGCAAGAAGCGACCAAGTTGGTCGGGGAGGTATCAATTGGCGACTAATCCAGAGGACCGAGAAGAACAGCCTACAGCCGTCCAGAGAGCGGTCAGGGCTATCCAGGCCCCACTAAGGAGCAAGCGCCCGCGTACGGCCCTCCTACTGGCATTTGCGGGGCTTCTAGCAGCCCTTGCTCCCTTCCCATGGGGGTCATTCGCCTGTGCGGCGTTGATCCTTGTGGCTATCGATCAGGACTGATGCTGATGGGGATCGCCTGCCCGAAGTGCAAGTCGGAGAAGATTCGGGCAACGCGAAAGCCATACAAAGTACTCACCCCCCGACTGTCGATTCGTCTATGGCAATGCGAATGCGGTGAGCGGTTCATGATTGCCAATGTCCTCGTCAAGGATACAACAGCAGATAAGTTGGAGGAGATCTACGATGCGCAAAGTACCGAAGGAATTCACTGATTACTTTGGCTCACTGAACAAGGAAGCGTACGACATCCTCGTCCAACGCCAAGAAGGGTACGGCCCTGCCAACATCGAAGGGCTTGGTCCATACGGTGTGTTCTCTCGTCTTGCACTCGACAAGTGCGGGCGCATTGCAACCTCGCTGAACGGCACCATCAAGTCCGGCGTTCCGGAAGTCAGCAAGGATTGGTACAACGATGGCGTGCGTGATGCACTCATCGACATTGCGAACTACGCCATGATTCTCATTGCGCTCGGAGAGAACAAGTGGTCAGAGGTATCCCGAGCAGGTGAGGAAAAGTGAGCGACTTGGAAGAAGTAAGAAAGCGTTTGATCAGACTTATCGGGCAGACCAACCTCATTGACTCCGACACGAAGCAGTCGATCCTGAAGGCGATGGGTAGCCCAGCCCTCATGCGAGAGCAGACTATTGTGCATGTCCGCTATGGTATGATCCTTGCGGTCGATGTGCTCGAGGAGTACATGAGGGAGAAGAGCGATCAGAAGTGATGCCGAAGCGTCCCGAGGAATACTTCAAGGCCGAGGCAAAGCGCCTCGGCCTCAGTGTTAGAGCCTACTGCCGGAAGTTTGGCATCATCTACGCCAGCACCGTGGGCAAGGAGGCGCACCAAGATGAGCCGACGGTGCCGCTCTCATCCCTTGACGAGCGAGAGTTAGAGGTCGTCCTTTTCAGGAAGCGCAACGTCATCGAGTAGCAGGTCGTCGTTGTCGTCGTAGAGATCGGATAACTTGTTGGCATTCATCCCCTCCCAGCACGCCATGCAGATGTACTGCACAGGGTCAACGAACACCACAGGGGCAATCTCCATGAAGTACTCCTCACACTCCCAACACTTATAAAGTTCAGGAAAGTTATCCTCGCACTCCCAACATGCGTCAGGGTCTTTCGGTCCGTATCTCCCCTCCATCTTAGAACTCCTTATCTTTGAATGTTGTCGTTGCCTTGTGGAACGACAGGTCTACCATACCAGTTGGACCATTTCGGTGCTTGGCGATGATCGCCTTGACTTCTTCGTACTCGTTCATGATGTCGGGTGGGTTCTGACGCCACAGCATGAGCACCACATCGGCGTCCTGCTCGATGGCCCCAGAGTCCCTAAGGTCGGAGAGGCGTGGCTGCCCACCCTCACGGTGCTCCGATGACCGACTCAACTGCGACAGGGCGATGACTGGCTTGCCCATCTCTCGGGCGAGGCGCTTCAGCCCTCGGCTGATGTCGCTCGTCTCGGATACCCTGTTGGCATCCTTTGTCGTGCGGTCTGCCGTCATGAGTTGCAGGTAGTCGACCACAATCAGGTCGAGCCCATGCTCTGACTCGATGCGTCGGCACCGACCACGAAGATCGGCAGCGGTTGCTACAGGTGTGTCGTCGATGATGATCTTCGCATCCAGAAGGCTGCCCGCTGATGCTGCGATGCGTGCGATGTCGATGCCCTTGATGTCGCCGCGCCGGATTCTGCCGATGTCGATGCCCGACACCCCCGCTACGAGGCGCGTCGAGAGTTGCTCCTTGCTCATCTCCAACGAGAACACGGCAACGCTCTTGCCATGTCGAACAGCGGCGTGCTGCGCCATGTTCAGCGCGAGGCTCGTCTTTCCCACCGAAGGGCGCGCTGCGATGATGACTAGGTCGCTGTTCTGCCACCCGCCTGTGATGCGATCGATGCTGTTCAGTCCCGATGGGATGCCGAGCCGCTCCCCCTTGTGCTCGACCATGAACTTGATCTGCTCGATGGTCTCGGGGATCAGTTGGTTCAGCGTGATCGCGTTCTCCGCCTTGCGCTTGCGGTTCAGGGAATAGATGATCGACTCCGCCTTGTCGATGGATGCATCCACCTCGGGATCATCCTCGTACCCGATCTCTGCGATCTTGTGTGCGCCAGAGATGATGGCACGCATCACCGACTTGCGCTCCACGATGGTGATGTACTGCTCGGCGTTCACTGATGTCGGCGTATCGTGCAGGTACCCCGAGAGGATGCTACCCCAACCCGGCCCCGACATGGGCTCGACCGTCGTGAGAGAGTCTGCCACCGACACGACATCGGGCACGCCGCCACGCCGCACGATGGAACGGATGGCAGAGAACGCAGAGCGATGATCGGGGAGGAAGAAGTCCTCCTCCGAAAGCCGCTCACAAGCGATTGACGCAACAGTCGGGTCGATAAGCATCGAACCGATGATGCTGCGCTCCGCCTCCTGTGATACTGGTGTTGTCCTACTCATTTGGCTGCTCCAAGCGTCAGAAGGACATACAATCCTACGATGACTATCCCTAGCACAGTATCATGATGCTGCGTCCTCTTGCTCGGCACGGCTGGCATTCTTCGGATGCCTGATGCGGGGGACGTACCATCCGCATCCTCCGTCGTCCACATCACAGTACCAACCGTCCGCCTCTGGGTGTCCGCACCGAGGGCATGGCTGGACGGAGTATCGTGGGTGGTATAGTTTCCAGTGTCGTTTGGCTGCGTCATCCTTCACCCCTCTTTGTCCAGACTGATTTTGTTCGCTCTCTAGCCTTGGTTCCGACTGGGATGAGTTCGTCTTTGGCTGTGATTCTTGGTTCATAACCTACCCCCGCAAACATGGCTGGAAGTCCTATACTACCAGCCGATAAGTCCCAATGCAACTCCGACTCCGATGTGTGAGCCGCGAGGGGCGAGCACGGAACTGTAAGCACCCGCCCTCCTATGTCGTCTGGGTCCTTCGACCCGACCGGAGAGAGGACGATCCTCCCCCATAGATTACAGTCTGGGCAGTTGATTGCTACCTCAAACTCCTCGTCAAGATGGAACTCGGGCTGATGCCCTAACTCCCGAGCCTTCCGACCCGCTGCGATGCGCTCGTCCCAGAACCGTCTCTTCTTCTTCTCGTATGCGTGATGATTCCTCATTCCCCCTCCTTCTCTAGTCCCTCTATGGCACGGTGGATGCTCTGCTCGATGATGATGTCGTGGCACTCGTCGCAGGTTCCGTCATACCAAAGTCCATCTAGATCGGGAAACCCGCACAGTTTACACTCCTCG